CAGTCGCATTGATCGCCACAGGCGTAGCCTTAGCTGCGCTCGGCTATACGCTAGGAGATCGTAAGTGAGCATCCTCCGTCGCCTTCTAGGCACCGAGCAACGCAATGTTTCTGGCGGACAGTGGCTCAGCGATAAGCCAGCCGAATCGTCAGCCGGAGTGCAACTCAACCAGCAGAATGCAACATCGATTGGCGCGTTGTACGCGGCCGTCAAGTTGTACGCCGACACTGTTGCCAGCCTTCCAGTTGGTGCCTTCATCCGCGATGGCGGCGTGCGCCGACCGGTGACGCGCCCACTCTGGCTAGAGCGACCGATCCCTGCGAACCCAAACTACACAGGGTTCCAGATGCGCCACGCCGTTGTGTCAAGCCTATTGCTTGACGGCAACGCCTTCATCCTGTTCCTGACTGACCGCCTTGGCGATGTCGTTGAGACGCGCGTGCTTGACCCACAGAAGGTTGAGATTCGGATGGACGAGATGGGCGCACCGATCTACATCGTGTCCACTGGCGACACCGCGTTCAGCGTTGGACCTGATCAGATGGTGCATATCCCACTCTTCGCCACCGCTGGCACGATGCGCGGAATGTCTCCTGTCGAGCATCACCGCACGACACTCGGACTCGCCTCTGCCACGCAACTTTACGCTGCGAAGTTCTACGAGAATGGCGCTGCTCCAAGTGCCGTCATCAAGGTGCCAGGCGAGTTGACGCAGGATGTCGCCGACTCTCTCCGCGCATCGTTCAGCCGTCGCCACGAAGGCGTAGAGAAGATGCACAAGATTGCGGTGCTTACCGGCGGCGCAGACTTCCAGCAGATGAGCGCCAAGATCAGCGATATGCAGTTGGTAGAGACGATGCACTGGGGCGTTGAGTCCATCGCTCGTATCTACGGCGTGCCACTCCACCTGCTCCAGTACCCAGGCGGCAACACCTCTTACAGCAGCGTTGAAGTGATCAGCATCGAGTGGCTGCGCCTAGGGCTTGGTCCACTCATTGCGCGCATTGAGGCAGGGCTTCAGCGCCTGATCGTTGGCAACACGACCTTCATCAAGTTCAACATTGACGGCCTGCTCCGCCCTACGACCAAGGAGCGAATGGACTCCTACGCAGTCGCGCTCAACTCAGGCATCCTCAATCTCAATGAGGTGCGCGCGCTTGAGGACCGACCACCGCTCCCAGTTGGCGGCGACGAGTTCTGGAAGCCGCTCAATATCGGCACCGTAGGCAAGGAGCCTGGCGCGTGATCGAGATCTACGACATTGACAATACGCTCACGACCGGTGGCGACACGCCACGCCAAGACCTGATCGACTACATCAAGACCGATGTACAAGATGAGGGCGTGCGGATCTTCATTGTCAGCGGCCGTCCAATCAGCCGCCTTGCAGAGACCGAGAAGTGGCTGCGCGATAATGGCGTGCCATATGAAGAGATCTATCTGAACGACTTCAGCGAGACCCCTGGACCGAATGTCATTGAGGCATTCAAGGCGTACAAGTACGCCAAGATTGTTGAGGAGTACGGACTCGCAGAGATCGGCTATGTCGTTGACGATTCAGCAGAGGCTCGCAGCAACGCTGAAGGTATGGGCATCAAGGCATATACCGCACAGGAGTTGCTCGCCGCCGAGGCGCTACACGGCGCAGAGGGCGAAGATGATTCCGACGAGGATCGCGCGGTCTACCAGGTGCCTGACTACATCCGCAATGCAGCAGCGCGCGGATTGTCCTTCGTGGAGGACGGTCTCGGTGGCGATGGCTTGCAGGCAGAGACGATCTCTGACGCGCGCGAACTGGCCGCAGGGCGAGCCGATAGCGACAAGGTGCTACGCACCGCCGCCTGGATTCGCCGCCATCGCGGCGACTGGGAAGGCGTACCGCAGAATGAGGACGAAGATAACGCAGACTTCCCAGGTCCAGGTGCCGTCGCTGGCTTCCTCTGGGGTGTGGAAACGACTGACCGCGAAGCAACTGATCGCGTACTCTCGTGGGCAGATGCTTTGATCGCAGGCGAAGATAGGGAGATTGTGGATATGAAAGAGAAAGAAACTCGCTCGGTACCAATCGGTGAGTTCCGACTTGCTGAGGCTGGTGCTGACGGTCAGCGAACCTTCACCGGATATGCGAGTATCTGGAACAGCGCATCCGCTGGACTTCCCTTCGAGGAGAAGATCGCGCCGAACGCATTCAAGCGTTCGCTGTCGCGCGCTGCCGCAGGGCAGAAGATTATCGCCTTCCTCTTTGGTCACGACGAGACGCGCGCCCTTGCCACCACGGCAAGCGGTCGCCTTCAGTTGACTGAGGATGAGACTGGCCTTCGCGTAGAAGCCAAACTCGACCCAGCCGATCCAGACGCAGCCAAGGTCATCTCGATGCTGACGCACGAGAGCGCCGCTGCCGGTATGTCGTTCGGCTTCCAGAAGGTTCAGGATGCGTGGGATGGCAACAACCGCACAATCAAGGAAGCCAACCTCTTTGAGGTGAGCATCCTTGCCGCTGGTGGTCAGACCCCTGCCTACCCTGCGACCCTTGGACTCACGGCAATCCGCCAGGTCACTGCGCCGAAGATCGGCGTAGATGCTGACGCACTGGTTGCCACACTCGATAGCATCAAGGCTGGACGCGAACTGTCCACCGAGGAAGTTGCTGTCATTGACGCTGTCCGTTCCAAACTCGCGCCAAAGCCTGTAGGGATTGATCCGTCAATTGCCTCTGCTTTGCTGACGATTTCGGCGGCAGAAGGTGACGCACTCTAGGTCACGAGCCACTGCCCCACCGCCCTAAGTCGGCGAGTCCGCAGACCTGGTATCCCACCGAGGAGCGCATAAGAAGATAGTCCGCCTATGCGCGGAGAAAGGATGCAGACAATGTCTGACATCGCAAAACTCGCTGACAAGCGAGCGCATCTTTTGGTTGAGGCTCGCGGCATTGCCGTAGAGGCAGCCGACAAGGGAATCGCCCTTGAGGGTGAAGACAAGGCTCGTTTCGAGCGTCTCGTTGCTGAGGCTGGCGTGATTGCCGAAGCCCTCCGCGCCGAGAAGGCTTCTGACGAGGCTCGTAAGTCGGCTGACGAGGCTCGCGCTGAGTTCGCCGCTGTTGTTGCTCCAACGGCTCCTAAGGCCGCTTCGGACAATGACCGCCTTCGTGCAATCGGTATGGCTGCTGGTGTTGATACTTTCGAGTATCGTGACATCACAACCTCAACCGGTCTCGGAAACCCAGTGTCTGTCTTCAACCGCGTCAATGTGGTTGCTGGCCAGATCAACCCATTCATCAACCCAGCGGTTGTGGATGTAATCCAGGTTGCGACCGGCAACAACATCAAGTTCCCAACTGTGACCGCGCTCGGCACGACGGCTGGTTCAGTCGCCGAAGCCGGCACGATTACGGAAGATGACTTCACCGGTTCGGCTCTGAGCCTTACCCCAGTGAAGTACGCAGTTCTTGTCCAGATCTCGGACGAGTTGATCCAGGACGCAGCGTTTGACATTGCGTCGATGATCAGCGAGGCCGCTGGCCAGGAGATGGCGATTGCCCACGGCTCAGCCGCGAGCACCGCTGTTGTAACCGCTGCTGGTACCGGTGGAACGGCCGCAGGCACCGTCGTATACACATACGCGGAACTTGTTGCCCTTCAGTACTCGGTCAAGCAGCAGTACCGAAACGCCGCGAAGTCAGGCTTCCTGATGAGCGACACGGCCCTTGGACAGATCCTTGGCACGACTTCATCGTCGCTGCCTTTGTTCCAGCCAGGCGGACAGGGTGGCGTTGATCGTCTCCTTGGCAAGCCTGTCTACACGGCTCCTGGCATTGCGGTCCCTGCGACCGGTGCTAAGGCTGTGCTGTTCGGTGACCTTGGTCAGATCAAGACCGCCATCGTTGGCGGCGTGACCGTTGAGGCTTCACGCGAGTACGCGTGGAACCTTGGCCTTGTTTCGTACAAGGTTCAGGTCCGTGGCGCGACCGGACTTGCACAGCCTTCGGCTGTCAAGTTCCTGAAGAACGCCTAATCAACTAGCTCGGCTAGTTAGTGGGGATGGGGAGCCGCTTCGGCGGCTCCCCTGAACCGCAAGTAAGGAGAACCTAATGCTCGTTCGACTTTGCAAGCGACGCGGTGAATATCCGTCAGGGGCTTTCGTTGATCTGCCTAAGGCAGAGGCGGAGAGCCTCATCGGCTTTGGCTTGGCTGAGGCTGTTGCAGATGTCGACGCAGAGGCACCAACGCGGCTCGTAGAGCGCGCTGAGGTGAAAAAGAGCAATAGGACCGCAACCCTGCCTACACAGGCTGTCAGCGTGGCGGAAATCGTGGAGCCTGAATAATGGCCGCACAGATGATCTCCAAGACCACGGAAGTTTCAACGACTCCTGTCCTCATTGCGACTGGAATGATCGGCGCGTCGTGGATTACCCTCCATTGCGAATCTGCAACTAAGGTCTATGTTGGCGGCGCGACCGTGGACGATGCCAATGGCTTTGAGATTCACCAGAACAGCACGGTAACGCTCTGGCTGCCAGAGGGAATCAAGATGTACGCCGTGGTAGCGACCGGCTCTGTAGACTTGTCAAGCATCCATTTAGGAGGGGCATAAATGTCTTACGCAACACTGGCGCAGTTCAAGGCTGCGGTTGGCATCACCGACTCGACCGATGACGCTGCGCTTCAGAATGTGCTGGACGCAACCGACACGCTGATCGATCTCTACTGCGACCGAAAGACAGGATTCGGCACCGCGACCGAGACGCGCTACTACACCGCTGAAGCCTATGACTATGTGCTGACCGATGATCTCGTCAGCGTCACGACGCTCACCACCGACGATCTTGAGAACGGCACCTACTCCGAGACCTGGACTGCTGGAACAGACTTCCAACTCACGCCAAAGAACTACGCGCTAGACGGCCTGCCGTATACCGGCATTAGCCGCAGCAACGCCTTTACTAAGAACTTCCCTAAGAACATCTTCCTTGGCGTCAAGGTGGTGGGCGTGTTCGGCTTCCCTGCCCTTCCAGCCGCCGTCGTACAGGCAGCCATCATCCAGGCAGGCGCTGTGTGGAACAGCCGCACCGCACCTTTCGGCGTGATCGGATCTGCTGACCTTGGCGGCATCCTGCGGATGAGCCGCGCCCTGCACCCAGAGGCCGCGTTGATCCTTGAGCCATACCGTAAGCGCGGTGGCTTGGCGGTATGACCGACCTCACGATCCTTGACGCAATCGCCACGCGAGTAGAGGCTGCGACAGACCCTGCTGGGTACACGCTCCGCAAGTGCTACGCCACTCCGCCTGAGTCCCTGCCAATCACACCGTGCGCGGTCCTCTTCCCAGGTAGCGACCAGATCACCATCGGCAATGGCAACCGCACCACGGTGCTGACGATCAACATCGTCATCTACCTGCTCCCCATCCCACGGATGGATGAGAAATACCGTGACCTCTACACCTGGCGTGCGTGGCTCCGCACCGTGTTCGATGGGGCTGTGACCATTAGTGGAAACGCGGCGCAGGTCGCTGTGACTGGCACTACACTCGGCACAGATACTTATGCTGATCAGGACTACCTGACGGTTCAAGCAGTTGCGGAAGTCACGGTCTTTGACACCGTGGCGTTCACCGCGTAGAGCAAGGAGTAAACGATGGCTACCTTCGGCGCAAAGGCTCTGACGCGAATCGCTACTGCGTCGCAGGCCGCATTCGGTACCGCAGCAGCAATCGGCACCGCTACCGGCGAAGTCCTCTTCAACGAGACGATCGGCTCGCTCGACCTGGGCGTGACCGTTGATCTTGGTGAGAGCATCTCCGTTGGCAAGCGCACCGCCATTCAGGCGAGCCAGCCAGTCATCACCGGCAAGGCTCCAATCATCACGATCGCTGAGGCTCCTGCCTCAATGCGAACCCTTCCGCTGATCTTTGATGCCATTGGTGCAAGCACTACAGGCGCAGGACCATACACCTGGACTTGGTCGCCAACACAGGGCGATGTCGACACGCTCGTCTTCTACTCCTTCTTGGTCACCGACGGCGTGCAGAAGTATCTCGTGCGAGACGCTGCTCCAACCGAGATCACCCTGTCGGCTGATGCCACAGGTCTCCTCCAGGCTGGTGCAACCTTCGCCGCAACGGTTGCCGCAACATCGGCGCTTGCCTTCCCTACGGCGATCCCTGCCAATCCGTTTATGGCTGGACGCTTGATGAAGTTGAGCACCGACACAAACTTCCCAGACAAGACCGGCACAGGGGCGACCGACTACGCTTCGATCTACAACTTCAACCTGTCGATCACGACAGGCGTTGGAATGGTCACGGCGCTTGATGGCAGCCTGACGGCCGCTACGGCTGCGCTGACTGGCGTGCTCGATGCAACGCTGACCTTCACGGTTGCGAGCAACGCGGCTGCTGGCACGACCTTCCCAATCACCGACATCGCCACGCAGAAGTACCTGCGCCTCTACGGCACGACCACCGATAACTACGGTGTGTGGATTCTCGGCTCGTGGGAGATCGAGAACATCGTCGTTCTATCAGCGGATACCGAAGGCGTTGTGGTGAATGAAGTGACCTGCCGACTGGCGTACGACACGACCTCAGGCAAGTCGCTCGAAGTGGTGATCGATTCGCCACTGGCAACAGCGCCATAAAGTAGAGCGCCTAGGGCGCTAGTAGGAGGAGCAATATGGCAGAGAATCGCACGATCATTCTTGATGGCGACTTCGCAGGGTGGAAGGCTGAGATCAGGGCAGGCGTATCCGCAAGGATTCTGCTCGACCTCCAGTCAACAATCCCATCCAAGGTACTACCAGCCTTCGCTGCGCTGGTTGTATCGCACGATTTCAAGGGTATCAACGGAGAAAAGATTGATGACATCCTTGACGCACCGGTAGAAGCGCTCACTGAGTTGATGGCGCAATGGGCGAAGGGGAATCACCTGGACCCCAAGTAAGGCTCGCCGCACGGCGGATGGCACACGGTCAAGCGATCGTGCCACCAGCAGAGATCATCTTCCACATCCTTGCCCAGAAGTTTGGGATGTGGCCAGACCAAGTGGCGAGCCTGCCGATAGAGCAAGTCCTTGCAGCGTGGGAACTCCACGCAGAGATGCAGCCGAAAGGTAAGTAAGTGGCAGTCAACGGTCTAGAACTTGAGATCCAAGGCGATGTCCGCAAGCAGACCGACGCGCTCCAGAAGGTCTTTCTGGAGACACTTGGCTGGAAGGGCATCCGCAAACTAGAGCAGTTCGCCACCGTCAACGCCGCTCGCGCTCTTGCACCCTATGTGCGCGCTGCTGCGCCTACTGACTCCAAGGCGCTTGCCAAGGCGGTGCGCGGCCGTAAGTCTCGCATCACTCGACCAGGTGCCGTCGTTGGTCCTGTTGGTGGGCGTAAGGGCGTGTGGTACGGCTGGCTCGTGGTCAAGGGAGTCAAGGCGCATCGCATCCCTAAACTCACTGGCGGACAGCAGGCAGGTGCCTCAGTCAATGCAGCGCTTGATCGACTGGGTGCAGGCCACTCCATCTTCGGACCAACGCCTGGCTTCCTCCACCCTGGAGTTCGTGGCGATAACTTCGTGATCAACACGGTTGCCGCTAAGATCCAAGTAGCGAAAGACGCAATGTCCGCAACGATTGTGCTGCTGCTTACTGATACAGCGAAGCGCAATCAGGTGCTAGGGCTAGAAGCCTCCTACAAGAACAAGACCGCGTCACGCTGGCAGTCCGAACCGTGGGGTCGCCACTGGAAGGATGCCGATTACCTAGAGACGGTTCTCGGCTCTAAGAAGAAGGGAACTCGACCTAAGGACACCATCGTCACCACCGGCACCGTTGACGGCGCACTGATGAAGCGCACCATTATGGGAATCAAGGCAGCAAGGTAGGAATGCAGAATGGCTAATGTCGCAGTAAACGCAACGATCAGCGCACGAGACGCTGCCTCTGGCAATATCAACAAGGTCAACAAGAGCCTAAAGGCTTTGCAGTTTGGCTTTGCCGCAGCAGGTGTTGCCGCAGCCGCTCTCGCCAAGTTTGCGTTTGATGCGGTCAGGGCAGCAGCAGAAGATGAGATGTCCAATGCGCGTCTCAACGCTGCACTGAAGGCACGCGGATTCCTGACTGACGATCTTGCCGCCAAGATCAAGGCGCAGACACTGGCGATGGCTGGGCTCGGCATCACCGATGACCAGGTGCGAGCCGGTATCGAAGTAGGGTCACGATTCTTCGCCGACCAGACCACCATCCTTGAGGCGAACAGCGTCGCTGCGGATGTAGCGGCCGTCACAGGGCAGTCCCTTGCAGATGTTGTTGAGACAATCGGCAAGGCATCGCAGGGGCAACTCAAGGGTCTGCGAGCGCTCGGCGTACAGGTCAACAAGGGCGCTACCGCGCAGGACATCCTGACCGCTATCTCGGCAAAGTATTCAGGGATCGCCGATGAGATTGCCAATACGACAGGCGGTAAGTTCCTATCTGCACAGATTTCAATCAACGAGAAGATGGAGGAGTTTGGCTATCTCCTGCTCCCAGCCGTCAACGCGGCGCTTGACTTTATGACAACGACGGTGATCCCAGGTGTTATCTCTGTGCTTGACAATATGGGTGCAGGTCTTCAGCGCGCTATTGATAATAGCCTCAATCCATTTCTGGAGAAACTTGAGGAAACAGGAGACCTTATGGGATTGAGTTTCGGAGGACCAGATCAAGAGAGTTACTGGGATGGCGTCTTTAGCCAGTTTACAAGGCCACTTGATCAGGCAACACAGGCGCTTGAGTTATTCAACACAGCCTACGAAGCAATGCTTCGGTTCACTGGGCAGCCAGTACCAAGCGACTTTGCCAATCTCCCAAACACTCCCTCTTACACCGTTGACCCAAACACAGGTATGGCGATTGCGTCAGGCGGCGGCTCGACCACCGTCACCACGACCGTCAACATCGGCACTGAAAAGGTTGACACCGTTGTGTCTGAAGCGATGCGCCGAATCAATCCAGGTGGCCGCGGCGGCAATCAGTAAATGGCGAACCCATTCAGCCTGATCATCGCTGGAGTAGACAGCGGCGCGAACCTGCTTGATCTCCCAGCGCCAACGGCGACCACCACGCCGTATGTCGAACTCGGATCGTTGAGCCTGACGCTCTCTGGAGATAACGCACCTGGCGCGATGAACTTCACGGTCATTGAGCCGAAGACCCCAAGCGGCACTACGCCGTGGTGGCGCTCAGGTGCCGTCTACGACAATGCTCGCGTCCAGTTCTTTGACAGCCGGTACAGCGTCAGCACGCCGCTCTTCCTTGGCTACATCAGCAACATCCAAGGCGAACTCCTAGAGAACGGCGTAGGCACACGCGCAACCGTGCAGGTCACTGGCGCTACTGGCTGGCTTCAGTCCACGATTATCCGCAACGGAAAGACAGGCATCCGCGCCACCTCATTCGTGGACTCGTTCACCCTTGGCACCAGCACAAGCACCGACCGAGACATCATCAATGGGCTGCTGGCTCGCGTGCATACCCAGGTCAATGATGCGACCACGCGCCAGATCCTTGACACCTCTGTGATCAGCGGCTCAACACGAGCCATCTACACAGGCTCCGCGCAGGTCATCGGAAAGCAGACCTTCAAGGCAACCACCTTGCAGAGCGCACTCGATAGCGTGGCCGAAGAGGCAGGCGGAGTCGCCGATATTCAATACCGCTTCTGGATTGATGGCGATGGGCGACTGAACTACGGTCCGAAGGTTGCCGCGTCAACCTACGCCAATGCACCGGCAGAGATCGTGACTGACCCTGCGAGCATCCAGACTGGGAGCGCCGCGAGCGTGACGCGCCTCTTCGCTCGTGACCTGACCGTCAACCTTGACCACGACAATATCGTCAAGGGGATCTTTGTGATGGCTGACTCGGCGTATGCGCGCTACGACAACAATCAAACCTACCCTACCGCACCAACTAACGACCCATACTTCCGCACCTACACAGGAACCTTTAGCCGCAACGGTGCTGGGCTTGCCAGCCGCAATGGTCCCCTGCCACACGAAGTCTTCAGCGCGCCGAAGATCAACAAGAAGTCAGACCGTGGGACGCAGATTGGTCAACTCGCTCGCGGAACGATGGCGAGCCGAGCGCAACCGCGTCGCACCGTATCGTTCACCATTGCCGGTGGGAACCTCAGCCAGACTTCTGCGCCAGACTGGGAGTACGGCTACGCACAGGGCTACGCACTTACCGCCGCTGCGACCTATACACTGGTCAAGGCGTGGCTGCCAGGGCAGTATGTAAAGATCACCGCGCCAATGCTTGACTTGTCATCTACCATCCTCTACATCCCTAGCGTGACAATGCGCTTCGCAGAGGGTGGCGGCACCTATCAGGTGCAGTTCGAGATTCAGGCAGACTTCCGCAGGCAGTACATCAGCGGCCTTCGCGGCTTAGTTGGAGGTGAGTAATCGTGGGTAAGTACGGCACAAACCTAGAAGGCTTCGGCGCGTTTGAGGGTGGAGTCAACGCCGACAAGGGCGCGCCGCTCGTCAGCACATCGAGCGACGGCGAGACCGCGCTGCTCTTCGGTCCTGCCGCGCTGCGAGAGATTCAGGCTGGCGTGGCGAACGGCGACTTCGCCATTCCGCCGGATGCAGCAGGCGACACAATCACAGAAGAGAACCCACTGCCGTACTGGACCTTCACAGATGTCAACAGCGCTGGAGCCATCACGGCTGCCATCGTTGCGTCTGCTTCCGCAGGATCTGGCAATGTGCTTCGCTTGAGCGTTGCTGCCTCAACTCTTACTGGAAAGAGCGCAACCCTAACGCGCTTCGTGCCAGTTGCTTCTTCTCGCAACCGAGCCTTTGCTCACTTCCCAGAACTCAACACGGCGAGTGCAACCAACACCGCCAACATCAGCCTGACGATTGCCTACCAGTATTACAAGCAGGACTACACCACGACTGGCTCTAGCGGCACATTCACGGCAACCTTTGCCACTCTTGGTACCGGCACGAACTGGCTGAATCCACCTATCGCTACGACTAATGCCGCGCCGTCGGATGCGGCCTTCATCTATGTGACCATTACGGTCTCAACGACGGCAACAACGCCTGCCTCTGTATCAACGGTTGACATCACTGAGGTGCGGCTTGTGCGCGGAGATCAAACCAACCTGTTCGCGGAATACACAACGCCTGCCACCTATGCGCCAACTCGTGTGCGACAGGTCAACGGTGTTCTCAACATTGAGCCAAACGGCGGCACAGGCAATGTGACGCTTGGCGGCGACCTGACGGTGACTGGCGCAGATGTCAACCTTGGCACTGGACTCACCGTCGGAGTCCTTGGTACTTCAGCCGTTCAGTTCACGCGAAATGACACTGGCAACCGCGCCAACATCACGGTCGGTCGTGTGTTCCCAGGCACGCAAGCAACGCGCTATATGGACGACAACGGATCATCGATCACTTTCAGTGATGACATTGTTGTAAGCGGAGCCACTACTGCAACGACCTTCTATTCAACAAGTGGGGTACAGGCTCTTGCTGGCTCTAACGGCGCCGATGTCACCCTGACAGGCGCTGATACCAGCGTGCCAATCTCTGGCAACGGAGAACTTCAGTCAATCCCAAACACAACCACCGCGACGACAAACAGCGCGCGTTGGGTTTCAACTGGAGGCAGCACCTACGGCCTGCGCCGTGACTCATCAACGCGCCGCGTCAAGACAAACATTGTGCAAGCAGATGAGGGAGTCCTTGCCGCCGCCAAGCGCCTCCGCGCCGTCCACTTTGAGCCACTTGAGAAAGACGAAGATGGCAACCTGCACGGCACTGGGCAGTTGACGCTCGGACTTATTGCTGAAGAGATCCTAGAGGCTGGGCTTGGATGCGCCGTGACCTATGACGGCGAAGGATTGCCGGACGGATACGATGAGCGCGTGATCATCGCTGCGCTGCTGCATCGAGTGAACGATCTTGAAGAGCGCCTGGCCGCGCTGGAGTCACGATGACGCCACGCCAGATTGATCAATTGATCGAGCGGCTGGACTCTCACTCTGCCAAGTTGGATCAGGTGCGGTCGGATGTGGACAAACTCAAAGGAGGACTAGTGGCTATCGGTGCGCTGTTGTTCAGCGTACTTGTGCCGCTACTCGCATCGCTGCTCGCTAAGTGAAGCGCGCCGCGTTCCCACTGCTGGGGATCATCTTCAGCACGCTCATCTTCCTGCCCATCGTGCGCGCTGAGGATCTGCCACAGCAGGGTGTGACGATGACGGTCTACCCAGAGATGTCGTGGCCGTTCGAGCCGTGGGTCACGCCACCGACAAGCGAGCCGTGCTACTCCGCCGTGGTGCCAAACATCGACTACGACTGGGGTGGCGCGCCTGCCGCAGAGGGCTGTCCAGGTGATCTCTTTATGGTCCACTTCAGCGGCTGGCTTACGGTGCCAGAAAGCGGCCAGTGGGAGTTCCTCAACTGGAGCGACGATGGCTGGAGGATGACGCTAGGCGGCGTGCTGACCATTGATGACTGGAACTTCCACGGCTGCGGCGGTCACTGGTCAGGACCGAATGAGGGCTACTCGCAACTCGTCGCAGGTCAGTCCTACGCGCTCGACATCTGGATGTTTGAGTGGGGCGGTGGCGCGTGTGCGCGCCTGGACTACGGATCGCCAAGCGGATACGGCGTTGTGCCAACTGAGTGGCTGACTACCAGCGCACTCCCATCGCCAGAACCATCGGCTGAACCATCTCCGAGTGTTGAACCAAGTCCTGAGCCGTCGCCGAGCGAAGAGCCGTCGCCGTCTCCAAGTCCAAGTCAGGAGCCATCCTATGAACCTTCACCTACACCAACCCCAGAGCCGTCACCGACTGCCACACCCCAGCCGTCGCCCACGGCCGAGCCGTCGCCAGTTCCTACTCCGACAGTCACCCCTACTCCTACTCCCACTCCTGTACCTACTCCTGAACCGTCAGTAGAACCAACACCGACACCTGAGCCGACCGTGGAGCCAACACCGTCGCCGTCACCGTCACCAGATAACATTGCAGAAGAAGCAGCAGCGGTAGTCGGTGAGACTATTGCGGCAGTGAGCGAAGCAGTTGGAGAGGCGGCAGCCGCAGTAGCGGAAACCGTCTCACAGGCTGTTGAAGCCATCGCCAATCTCGGCAAGGATCTCTCTCCGGTCGAGAAGCAGGAGGCTGCGCCGGTCGCCATCGCCATCATCGTTGGTCAGGTAGCCAGTGCGGCCGTCGCCGCAGCATCGACCGCAGCCGCTGCAAGTGCAGCCAGAAAGGCAACTAAATGATCAAGCGGATTATTATTGACCTAGTAGGCGGAGCCTGGACAATCCTAGGCTTGCTCTTTGCTGTCGTTGTTCTGCCAGAGGGCGACACGCAGTCCACGATGGCGACGCTATTCGGTGGGCTGACAATCATCTGGCTCGTCACAGGACCACTTAGGTGGATGGAGGAATAATGAGCGCAGCAGATCACATCGAACAGATCCACGAGCAGGGTTGGACGCGCATCAATACCGCGCCAGGTGAGTGGGTGGCACTCGTCCTGAACACCGAGAACAGCGCGTTTGGCGGCACGCTCTGGAAGCAGGGCGAAGATGGCAACGACTACTCAGAGGGCTGCACAGAGGGATTCCCTGTCAGCGCCGCTCTGGACTTTGACGCAGCCGGTCGAGCGCTTGCCGTACTCATCAAGCAGGAGAACGCCTAATGCCGCTGTACCGCGTCAAGTCGCAGTTATACGCCGACGCTGAAGCGCAGGTCAAGGGCGCAGCCAATCAGATCCTTGATGACTGCACCTGGTCATCGGCTGCGGCCGCAGTCTCGTGGGCTTCTGGCTACACCGTGGACTACAGCGCCGCTCAGGGAGTCGCCGCATTCGAGAAGGCGACAGGGCGCAAAGATGTGCAGGGCAAGAACGACGCAGGCGGCTCACTCAAAGAAGCCGCGCAGACCATCGCCGTACTCGGCGGCAAGGCACGCTACGCCAAGTCGTGGGAGGACGCGATGGCAGCAGCCAAGCAGGGCGCTGCTCTTATGGTCTGGGTGCAGCAGCCTGTCGGCTATCCAGATGTGCGGATCTCCAAGTGGCACGATGTCTGGAAGAAGTGGTGGACAAAGAAAGACCCAGCGCACCTGAAGGCTGGCTACGGCCATATGACCTCCGCAGGATGGTGCGAAGACCACGGCTGGCAGTGGGCGTGTCCGACTCGTGACGAGAAGGTCGCCGCTGAGAAGTACGGCGTGCCGGTCACAGAGGCGCAGTTGCGCCAGATCGCCAATAGCAAGGTCAAGGCGAAGAAGGTTGCAGTCGACTACAAGTGCCTGCTCATCGTCACGCACCCAGGCCGTGTCACCGCGTCGCCGCCAGTCGTGGCTCCAGCGCCAGTGAGCGCTCCAGTCGCGGTAGCATCTCTAGACGAGCACATTGATACGCGGCTCGCAGCCGCTCCCACAATCGCCGCAGAGGCACCACAGAGCCACGCTAAGGAGGTTCCAGTGAACAAGAAGACCAAGACGGCCGCCGTGATCGCTGACGCGGAAGCGGCGCTTCAGCGCGTGGACTGGGATGACAAGGGCAAGGAAGCCATCAACGCACTCGTTGAAGCCGCGAAGGCGAGCAACGGCAAGAAGGGCTTTCGCGGCAAGGTAGCCGCATCGTTCGGCTGGATCATTGCCAATACCGGCATTGACGAAATGATCATCGAAGCGCTCCGCACAGGTCTCGGCACTGGACTCGCCATCGCCTTGGCGAGCGGCTCCCAGATCACGCGCCTAGACGCTGACCAGGCAGATATGATCTTCGCCGGTGCAATCGCCGCCTGCCTTCAGGTCATCGTGCGCGCCCTCAACCCTGACGATCCGAAGTTCGGTATCGGCAAGGCGAAGACAGAGATCGCTAACGGCAACGGCCCTCACAAGTAAATCGTGCCAGTCCGAGTGTCTAAGCCATTCGGCAACTGCTCCGTCTGCGAGATGGTCGCTAGGGTCTGGGAGGTCGAGTCCGCAGACGAGTTGCTCTGTGGGGTCTGCCTGAGACTATTGGTGGCGATCAGCCTAGAGGACTTGACACAGCCGTCCTAGGCGGCTTCCCCTGGGTGGCTCCTCCTCCACCCAGGGGACTATCCACCCTGCATAAAACATATTCATCCCACATCTTGTGCTTTAGGGGTTGACGGCTGCTTACCGTTGAGCGTATGCTGCTCCTGCCAGTGAGGAATCGCCATTCGGTGATGCTGGTACAGGAGGTCTAGATGAATCGGAAGCCACAGACATTCAGCCGCGTCGTGAACGGCAAGGTCACGCGGTACTACGATCCGCGCACACCGGACAATCGCAACCGGCCGAAGTCGGACTTTGCAGGTCTGCGTGAATACACCGAGATGCCGAGCATCCCAGAGATCGCAGCCTATGTGATCTTTGTCGCATCGATCATCGTCGTGTTGGTCGTTGGCGGTGTGCTGTGAAGATCAACCGCAGGTCCACTCCAAAGATGGTCAAGCACAAGTCGTTCGTCAGCGACTACCAGCGCCTAGAGCGAGAGGCTCACAACCGTGAGCGCTTCGGCTACACCGTCGCCATTATGGCGTTCTGGGTACTGGCCGTGTTGGTGTTCCAGTTGGTGAACCGATGAGGTGCGCTTACTGCAAGGGTCCAGTCAAGACCAAGTCAACGCAGAAGCGCGACCAGATCTGCGGCACCTGCTGGGCGCTGTTGATCCAGATCGCTAAGAGCCAGCCAGTATTTGGGAGGACACAATGAGCAAGCGCTTTGAGTTTGTATCCGCGCCGCAGCGGAGTCCAGAGTGGTTTGAGATGCGTAAGAGTGGCATCACCGCCACCGGCATTACCGCCATCAACGGCTCGTCGCCGTACAAGACCGCCTATCGACTCTGGGCGGAGTTGACAGGTCAGGTCGGTGAGCAGCAAGTCGGCGCAGCAGCCCAGCGTGGGCAGTTGCTAGAGCAGGCAGTCGCCGACTACTACACCGCAGAGACTGGCAAGAAGTTGCGCAAGAGCAACGGCATCGTTCGCCTGAAGGAGCATCCGTGGGCGATGGCATCGCTCGACCGCACCATCGTTGGCGACACCGACGGTCTCGTAGAGATCAAGACCTCAACGAGCAGCCGCTGGCAGTTGTACCCAGTGCCACCTGAGTATGTCGATCAGGTGCAGTGGCAGATGTTCATCACAGGCGCGTCGTACTGCGATGTCGCCGTGCTGCTCTCTGGCTTGGTATTCCGCATTGAGCGCGTGGAGGCTGACCCTGTCTACCAGACGCAACTGTTCGACAAGGCCGTCCTGTTCCGCGAGTTGGTGCAGTCCAAGACTCCGCCACCTCTGACCGGCAACGACAGCGACACGCTCGCTGAAGTCAAGCCGCAGAGCAACAACACCTACGCCGTGGCTGATCCGCAACTGGATCACATTGCGCGCCTCTACATCGAAGCAAAGGTAGAGGCAGAGGCTGCCGATGCAGCGCTGAAGGAGATGGCAATCGCCATCAAGGAAGCCATCGCAGACGGCGAAGGAGTCAAGGGGCAGGGTTGGCTTGCCACCTGGAAGACCAACAAGAGCAGCGTCAAGGTGGACTGGGAGAGCATCGCGGATGTTCTGCGAACGGTTGCTCCAGACACCTACGGTGAGGCGATCACACGCTTCACCTCAGAGAAGCCAGGGGCGCGAGTATTCCGCGTCTTCGGTAAGGAGGATCAGGCGTGACCTACGCGCCGCGTGGCGTGCTGTATCAACTCACTGACGCTGAGGTGGTAGAGGCGCGACTCGTCGGAGACGGCCGCAATATGGCAAACCGCAACAGCAAGGACAAGTCTTATTACCACCGCGAAAAGATGGAGGACGACACGGTGGCATCATTCGCAGCCGCTACTGCCGAGTGTGCAGTGGCACGAGTCTTCAATGCCGAGTGGCACGCCAAGGTCTGGCCGGCAGGTGAGCATCATCTGCATAGCGACGAGCCAGATGTGGGCGAGAACATTGAGGTCAAGCGCGTTCGCAATCCTGACGCTGGGCTAGTGGTCAGGGAGAAGGATCGCACGCTAGGGCGCTATGTCGTTCTGGCGTATCCCATCCCTGAGACTGGCTACACGCAGGTCGATGTGATCGGCTGGATCAAGGCTGACAAGGGTTGGCAGGTTGGCCGCGATAGCGGAGAGGGGTATGTGCGAGTTCCCCAGAAACACTTGCGCGAAGTTCCTAAGGAGGGAAGCAATGAGTAAGCAAATCGCAGCAGCGCTCGCAGCGCCTTTCACCGGTACGGATCTGAAGCAGCGCCCAGGGCGCGGCGGAATGACCTTCACCTACGCAGATGCACGAGCCGTGGCACAGCGCCTAGACGATGTGCTGTCTATCGCAGGGTGGCAGTTCGAGGTCAAGGTCGCTGACGCTCAGCGCTTCGTGGTACACGGCACCCTGATCGCCGTGATCGATGGCGTCACCACAGTCAAGCAGGACTTTGGCTATCCCAACAGCGCGCAGGATGACGAGCCACTCAAGTCAGCAGCAAGCGACGCTTTGCGCCGCTGCGCTGCCCAGATCGGTGTGGGTCGGTCTCTTTATGCGTCAGGCACAGGCGCGAGCCTCTCCGTGGCTCCTAGACCCCTCTCCGTTGATTCTGTGAGGGTATCTCAGCCGTCGGTTTCCACGAACGATGTGGCCGTAGCAGCAGCAATGCTGTTTGCAGAGGGCGAATGCCCAGACCACCGCACCGCTTGGTCGTTCAAGCCAGCAGGGGTCTCCAAACTTGGTCGTGAGTACCAGGCGTTCTACGCCTGTGGCGGCAAGGACGGCGGAGGCCAGTTCTGCAAGCGTAAGCCGAGCATCGCCTGGGTCAACGCCCAGACCGCGCCGACCGGCGAGCCTGAGCGCACCGATACGAGCGACCTGGAGTCATTGCCGTTCTAGGTCGAGCGGCATCATCTACGGCTGGGAGAGACTGGTGACCTCCACCTCTCCCAGCCACTAACACAGAGCGGAGGACGAATGGTTTGGTTCAAGTGGGTAGCAAATGCACACCGAGATGCGGAGATCTCGGCGCTGACTGACACGCAGTTCCGCGCGTTCATCACAATCATCGGTGAGGTAAAACTGCTCCGCTCCGGCGGAGTGTTCAAGAATCGCCTGCATCTAAAGACCGTCATCGGCGCACGCCTCTTCAGGGGTGTGGACGGCCTGTTGAAAAGTGGTCTCCTGACAGAATCTGGAGACGGAGTCATCGCCGTGTCGAACTACTCTCGCTATCAAGTCGACCCCACCTCGACCTCTCGTGGACAAAAGTGGCGAGATCAAAACAGGGGTAGGTCAACGGACAGAGAAAGAGAAAGAGAAGGAGAAAAGAATAGAACCCCTATATCCCCTAAACGCTCTGGCTCTGGAAGGCTCACGCCACTGAACGAGATTCTTGGACTGAAGCGCAATGCGTAAGCAAGAGGAGCCAAGCAAGCGAGCGCTTGCAACGAGAGCCTGGAGGAAGAGAGAGACTCCAGAGCAGCGCGCTGTGAGGGTGTTGAAGTACACGCTCTACAACCATCGGATGACGATGGAGCAGTACACGGCCTTACGGCTGGAGCAGGCTGATCGATGCGGAGCGTGCAAGGAGCCACTCCGCTTTGGTGAGACTAGGGCAGTGACGGTGGACCACGATCCACGCTGCTGCCAGTACGAGACGCTCAGTACCGGCAGGACAAAGGGAGTGCCGATCTCGTGTGGCAAGTGTGTCAGGGCGCTGCTCTGCTCACCTTGCAACCGAGCCATCGGATTCTTTGAGCGCTATCCACAGCGCGTTCATATGTGGATCGACTACCTCAGGAGGGTGAACCGATGAACGAAGCGGAGTTATGCGAGTACCTCAAAGGAACCTTCCCAGACTGCAAGAAGGTTGACGAGACCTACAGCACCTGGGATGTGACCTTTAATGCTGACACCAAGATCGGAGAGATCGCCTACTACGCAGAGTTGAAGTGCCGAAAGACGCACTACGACTCGCTGCTGATCGAAGAGGACAAGTACAAGCGCCTGATCTCGGCGGCCGTAGCCAACGGCAGGCGAGCGGTCTACATCTGCTCTACGCCACAGGGCATCTGGGGATTCGACCTGGAGAAGGTTGGTCAGCCGTTCTGGAAAGATGAGTTGATGCCTGCCACGACCGAGTTTGAGAACACCGAGAAGGTCATCAAGAGCGTCGGCTATCTGCCGGTCGCACACGGAAGGAGGCTGAAGTGAACATCGCATTCGTGGGGCCGCAAGGCTCAGGCAAGTCAACGCTCGCGGCGATGCTAGAGCAGCGCCGTATGCATCCGTACACCGTGCTACCGATTGCAGAGACGATCCGCACCGTGGCTGCACTGGGCTATGGGGAGGACTTTGACAAGGGCAAGCAGTACAGCCAGCGCCGCCTGGGGCTTGATGTCGAAGTCTCCGGCCGTGAGATCTTGCAGGAGATCGGCGCACAACTGCGTGAGATCGACGCGTCGTTCTGGATCAAGGCGTGGCACAGCGAGTACCTGAAGATCAAGAGCGCGAGCCGCCTAGTTGCGGTAGACGATGTACGGCTGCCGCTAGAGGCGCACTACCTTAGGCACCACATCCCAGGCATCGTGATTGTCCGAGTCCACGCTACGGCGGAGGCTCGCACCCAGCGGCGTGGGGTGCTGCAAGGGGTCAGCGATGTGACCGAGTTTGGCTACCTCCAGACCGAATACGATCTCCAGATCGACACAACAGACTTGACAGCGGACGACTCCTACGCGATCCTGCGTAAGCATATGGTGAATAACGGTCTTTGGCAGTCATCCTATGAGGAGGAATCGTGAGCAACACCGACCTCAACGCGCTAGAGACACGCGCCGCGCAACTCGGCTACCACTACGACGGCCTAGTGCGAGTCGGTGAGCCGCCACTCTGGACGGTGGTACTCATCGACTCGGCTGGGTCAGAGTTGACATTCCAGGCTGACAGCATTGAGGGGGCCGTAGAGTTGGCAACCGACCGGATGGCGCTGCTCTCAGGGCTGTGCGACCTATGAGCGGCTTTGCCTATGTGGGCGTGACCCTCATCGTCATCAACACCGCGCTCTTTCTCGTGGTCTTCGCTTCGCTGCCACTGAGCATCAAGCGCGGCATCGGTGTTGTGCCGTCGTTTATCTTCCTGCTCACCACGGCAGCGACAGTGGTCTGGATGTGGAGGGCATTGCAATGGCAGGCGTAAAGGCAAAGCGCAACGGCGCTGCTAAGGCTCCTGTGTGGACGGTCACTGACTGCACCGAGTGCGGCAAGGTCATCGACTACACCGACCCTAAGCGGCTGGTCTTCCCAGCGCAGCGTGTCTTGGTCATCTCCGCAGACAGCCGCCGCTTCGAGTGGCGGCACAAGGCCTGCGTCAAGTGAGCCAGATCGACATCCTCTGCGACGAGTTAGACGATGGCATCCGCTGCGTGCAGGAAGGCGCAGATGCGTGGTGCCTAGATCCTAAGATCGGCAGGCAGTTCGCCAAACTCAGCATCCGCTATGTTGACGCGGTCGCACCGGAGGGCTGGTTCTTTCTCAACGAGCACATCTTCAACCGCAAGACGATTGCAGACTTGATCAAGGCAGGTCACCTAGAACTACAGCAGTCTGTGTTCACCCTCTCGGATGGTGGTCACGCTCGACTAGGAAGGTTGGTACAGAAGTGAGCCAGATGTCTGACGCTGACATTGATCAGCAGAACGCTGACAAGGCAAAGCGCGGCAAGCGCGCACGCAACAAGGGCAACGCCTTTGAGCGTGAGGTCGCCGAGAAGATTGGTGGCGTTCGCGTGGGCCAGTTCGGTGGCAAGACCGATGTCCAGTCCGACTGGATTGCCATCCAGTGCAAGGTGGGCAACGGCTCTTACTCAGAGCGCTACGACGGCTGGCTTCGCTCTGTGAAGGGCAACGCTACGCAGATCAGCGCCTTGGTTGTAGGCGACGCGCCTGGACCTGGCACACGCCGTCGCACGATGGTTGTGCTGGACTTTGAAGACTTCTGCGCCCTTATGGGGACGAGCAGATAACAGCGCTGCTGCTGGCTCTGTCACTGCTCACTGGCAGTGCAGGATCAGACCTCACGCCAGAGACTGCAAGCGGTGTGCCGGTCAGCGGCTTGGCGACCTGGTATGGATCACGAAACCCAGCAAAGGAGTATTGCGTCGGTGGGTACAGGCGGACCTGCTCGCCGTACAAGTCCAAGGCTGAAGGCGGCCGCGGCGGCGAGTTGGTGATGTACGCAGCGGTGCCGCGCTGGCGCTGGGGCGACAAACCGTTTAGACTGCGCGTCTGCCGGAAGGACGATCCGACTCGGTGTGTGATTGTGGTCGCACGCGACTCTTGTGGACGATGTAGGAAGGACATACTAAAGCCGTGGACATCTCGCAGCCTAGCAATCGATCTAAGTCCAACCGCGTTCTCTCTTCTCGCGCCGCTCGGCAGAGGAATAGTGCAAGTGACCATCGAGGACTACCCATTGAGCAGCGAGAGTTTCAACAGTCCTGTGCGGCGTGGTCTCTGAAACTCGGAGTCAAACTGAACGCACTCTTCAACCTGATGCCGCAATACGGCAAGAGTGTTCACTGGGCGCGAGAGCGCTACTACGGTGGCACCTTCGTCACCGACGCTGACATCTTTTGGGTCAAGTCACGCATTGAGGATCAGCCAGATGATTCCCTCATCGCCAAGTTGCACCGCTACACGGCCGCAGTTGATCTGATGTGCCGAGTGTGTGCAGGCGACGAGAACACCACACCGACCTGCTGGGATCAGACCTGCCCACTCCGATCCGTCTCCCCACTTCCACTCAGGAATCCAAAGTGATGCGCTACGCTTTATTGGCGACAGCGCGGCCGTTTGGCGTGCTGCTGTCACTCGCCCTGCCGGTGGAGTCCTCCCATCGGCAGGGTCTAACCTGGGGCAGCGTAGACGCTTGCACGACCACTATGGCTATCGCCGGTCAGCAAGGAACGAGTGGTGCAACTCCACTCCTGCTCCACCACTACAGGAGGGCAAATGGCTAAGGCGCAGGACAAGTTCACCGTACTCAGGGGATGGGTAGCCGACGCGCAGGTAATGCTTGGCGTTGATTCGTGGGAACTCACCATCGTTGAGGCCGCATCCGATGTTGATGCCTGGGCGGACATTGATGCACACGCGCAACAGCCAACCGCTGACCTTCGCGTCAGCCACGACTTCTGGACGCAGACTCCAGAGAAGCAGCGCCTCATCCTGACTCACGAGTTGCTGCACCTAGTGCTCGCTCGATATGCGCGCGTCACTGAGACGCTTGAGGAGTCACTCGGCAAGTTGGCGTGGGCTGTCCTAGAGCCACAACTGGAGGACGCAGAAGAGCGCGCGACCGAGCATCTCGCTCGCATCATCGCTCCCTATCTGAGCCTCCCTAACTTCCCCAAGGCGTGAAGCGCACCCAGCGCCCCTGCCTGACCTGCGGCGTACTCACTACGCACGGTGACCGCTGCAATGTCTGTGGACCGCGTAAGGCGACAGAGTGGGCGCGCAACCGTGGACCATCGCCGTATCGAACGCCTGACTGGCGGAGGCTCTCGATCCAGAAGCGCAAAGAGGTTCCCTTCTGCGAACTGTGCGGCCAGAGGGATAACAACCCAAGCAACCCACTCACCGCCGATCATCTCGTTCCACTGGCTGAGGGTGGCGCGTTGATCGTGCCGACCTATATGCTGAGGACGCTATGCAGGACCTGTCACGGCAAGGTGACTAAGCACAAGTAGGAGGACTCAATGGCAAAGATCGTCGCAGTCTCTAACACGCCAATGGCACCAACCGGCTATGGCACGCAGATCGCGCAACTCGGAATGCGCGCACTCGCCGCAGGTCACGACTTCAGCGTGGCTGCCAACTACGGCGCTCCTGTGAATATGGAGTGGAACGGCATCAAGATCTACGCAGAGGGTTTGCTGAAGTACGCCAACGACTCAGGTCCAGAGAACATTGCTTTGGCTGCTCGTGACGGTGGCTTCGGCCTGACCCTGTTCGATGTGTGGACTGGTGTCGCCGATGGCTGGCACGAGTTGCCACTCGTCTGCTGGGTGCCGGTGGATCACTCGCCTGTGCCACGCCGTGTGGCTGAGTGGTGCATCAAGGGTGGCAACAAGTACATCGTGGCAATGAGCAAGAACGGTGAGCGGCTTCTGCTAGAGGCTGGCGTACCACGAGACCGCCTGACCTACATCCCTCACGCCATTGACCGCTCAATCTGGAATGCGGATGTGCAGCCAGTCCGCGAGATGCTCCGCGTGCCAGAGGGCGCGCACCTGACCATCATCACGGCGATGAACAAGGGGAAGCGCAAGTCGTTCCCTGAGATGCTCACCGCCTGGGTGCGCCTAGCGCAGACGCACGAGGATGCCTACCTGTACCTGCACACCGACAAGTGGGGTCATATGGACGGCATCAACCTAATCCCTTTGCTCAAAGCGCTCAACGCGCCAGAGGATCGCATCCGCTGGGTGAACTCAGTCCAGATGCGTGCTGGCGTACCGGCAGAGATGGTGGCAAGCCTAATGCGCTCTGCCGATGTGCTGCTCCTAGCCTCACGCTCTGAGGGCTTCGGTCTCCCTGTCATTGAGGCACAGGCCGTAGGCACTCCAGTCATCGTCACTGACCACACGGCGCAGCCAGAGTTAGTGCGTGACCACGGTCACATCGTCAAGGGTCAAGAGCACTGGGAAGACTTCCACGAGGCGTTCAGCAAGATCCCTAATGTGGACGCGATCTACTTTGCCCTGCTGGCTAACTATGCGTCGACCAAGCGCGGCGAGATCAACCGTGAGGCACTCGCCGCAACGATGGACGAGTACGATGCTGACAAGGTCTACGCAGAGAAGTGGGAGCCGCTGTTCAAGTCCATCCAGTCAGGCAAGATCCGACTTGGCATTGGACAGACAGAGGTTGCCAACCGCGCACAGCGCCGAGCCAAGAAGTGATCGAACACCTATGCAAGCCTGGCGATATCCGTGGGCTTGGCAAGCGCCGAGCCTGCGCTCGCGTCTTGTACTGCAACCAGTGCAAGCGCGACATCGTGCCAGATGCTCCGACCTGCGGCGAGTGCAGTTACTGCCGCCGCACCCAAGACCGTAAGGCAGGCAAGCCCCACTGGGCTGGCAAGGACTGGGTACCTAGTGCCGCTGTATGAGTTCAAGTGTCCGACCTGCGGCCGCATTGAAGAGCGCTTGCAGTCTGGCTTTGAGCCAGTCGTTCCGCGCTGCGAGTGTGGACCTTGGATGATCCTGCAACTCACACCGAGCGCAGTGATCTACAAGGGCAAGGGCTGGGCGAAGCGTGATCGCTCTAAGGGAGGGCGGTCAAAATCATAAAAAGCGTGCGTGGTACAGTAC